TCTCTTCGCCTACCATGCTGGCAGGAGGAGCGTACTCACCACGTTTAAGCATACCAGACTTACCAAGACGGCGACGTGTGGCAGGAGACATTTCTTTTTTAGTGGGAGTAGGAACTTTTGAAAGAAGCGGCCCCTGCTCTACCTTCTTTTCTCCTTCAGGACCAGTAGCACGGCGACGGGGAAGAGTGTCCTCACCCATATCTCTCGCTTTGTCTGCTATTTGCTCCTGTTCTAAACGATCTATTTCTCTTTGAACTTTACGACTATATTTTACCGTAGGCTTTTTCTTTTTCTTTGGCTTGTTAGCATCTTTAGCTTCTTTAATAAACTTTTTCTGTTCAGCATCTGAAAGTTTTTTAAAGTCAGTAAGCTTCATCTTAGCTTCTTTAGCACCCATCTTCTGTTCAGGGGATGCTGGTTTAACACCTCTGGCTTTACGTTTACGACCACCTTTACTTATTAGTTTTCTTACCGCTGCAACCATATCAAATCTCCTCAGTACATTTTCTTAGAGTAAGTGGCTTTACCGTAACCACGTTTAGCTGCACCTACACCACGAACAACTCTTTTCTTAGTCTTAGTTTTTTTCTTTATCTGACCGCCTTCTTTAAAAATATCCACTCCGAAAGCACCCAAAATATCATCAGGATCAAAAAGTATTTTTCCTATATTTCCTTCTGCAATACCAGACCCACTTCCAAACGGTCCCGGCTCTCCTGTAATTCCTTGATAAATAGAATTGCCAGCACCTAAAAATTGACCAACAACAGGAATGTAAGGAACAATACTTCTTCCTACACCACCGGCAAGGTCTTTTCGTTTCTTTTCATTTTTCTTCTCTTCTTTTGGAGCAAGGTCTGAAGTAGCAGTTTTTCTTAATGATTTATTACTCATGACTAAATCCTATCAATTAATACATTTTCTTAGAGTAAGTGGCTTTACCGTAACCACGTTTAGCTGCACCTACACCACGAACAACTCTTTTCTTTTTCTTAGTCTTCTTTTTTATCTGACCACCTTCTTTAAAAGACATAAATGTACTCATATCACCAACTGGTACTCCAGCACTTGCGCCACCACTTGCGCCACCACTTGCAGCCATTAGTCCTACTCTGGCAAGAGTTCCTAGAATATTACCACCACCTTTGCCGCCACCGCCGCCGCCACTCTGTACCTGTTGACGTATTACATTAATGTTATCACCGGGAACTGGCTCACCTACTTCTTCAGTATCTTCTTCTTCTTCATATTCTTTTAGAAGTTCTTCAAAAAGACTTACATCATCTTCATAGTCTTTAGCCATATTACGATCCTCTCAGTTCAGAGCGTTGCCCACGAAGTGCTGCACGTTTTCTTTTGCCAGCGTTTTTAAGACGACCGCCTTTTTTAAAACCTTCAAAAAATACATCATCTATACTTGCTTCAAATGTATTAGGATCAATAGTATAATCTTCTTGATATGATAAACCATCTTTGTCTTTAAAAAGACTAGCAACACTTTTCATAATTGCAGCACTGTTGTCTGCGCTTTTTTTAGCAGAGGGTAAAGAAGCTCTTGGTGGTGAAGGTAATCTATCTCCTGAAACAGGCTTTGATCTTTTACCAGCCCGTTTTCTATCTTTAGATTTCTGTGCTTTTATTTTAGCTTTAAAGTCAACCATATTAGTTACCTCTAAGTTCTGCGCCAAAGCCTCTTTTAGCTGCACGTTTACGACCAGCAGGTTTTTTAGCTACAGTCTTCTTACGCATAGGTGGTTTCTTTGCAACAGCTTTCTTACGTACAACAGGCTTTTTCTTTACAGCTACCTTTTTCTTTACAGCAACCTTTTTCTTTTTAGCAGCTACCTTCTTACGAGTGGCTGGTTTCTTTTTCTTTTTAAGACGGCCACCTTTTTTCTGTCCCATTTCAATTTGCATGTCTGTAATTTCATCGCCACTACCATATGCATCTTCAGTACTATCAATATCAATAATACCAAAAGGCGTCATTACATTAGACTTACGAGGTGTCACGTCTTCAATAAAGTATTCACGAAGAGTTTCATAACCTTTATTCTGTGCTGCCATATCACCACGACCACCGCTTGATCTGTAAGGTGCGCCGGGTTCATCTCCTACAAAGCCATCAGCTTGCGGAGCATTAGACATAAGTTCTAAAGAAGGTAAACCTCTTCTACCTGCATAATCTTCATCTATATCTCTACTTCTTACAGGGCGCATAGGAGGTGTCATCATTGATGGGTCAGGGCGTTGCTGTCCTATCATATACATAAACTCTGCTTCAGTAGGATTTCTACCGGGAGGAGAAACACGTTTTGCTGATGCTGCTCTAGCTCTACCAGTTTCTCTATTATTAAACTGAGGAAGATTTGCTAATCTTTTACGTGAAGCTTCATAAGCAGTAAGAGGACGCTGCTCTTGAGGTGCAGGAGCAAAAGGCTGTCTACCTGCAACGTCTTCATCTAGTGGGAAAGAGTCTTCCATTAATTGTTGAGATGCTGCTCTAGCTCTACCAGTTTCTCTATTATTAAACTGAGGAAGATTTTCTAATCTTTTACGTGAAGCTTCATAAGCAGTAAGAGGACGCTGCTCTTGAAGAGCCGCTCTACGACCTGCTTCCGCCTTTCTTGAAGCAGCTTCACGTTGAAGAGAAGTATTCTGTCTCTTTACTTTAGGTGCAGGAGCTTTTGCGGTAGTCTTACCCTTAGAACCTAACTCAAGTTGAACACGTTTTAATTTTCTTTTATCAGCATCAGTAGCACTACCACTACGCACCTTACGCTGCAAAGCTTTTCTTTGATCGGTAAGTTCTTTTTTAGTTGCCATTTTCTTTCCTCCAAGTTGCTTACTAACTTTGGTAATATAATCTCTGGTTTCTTTGGGAAGATCGCTTTTATTTCTACCAGAAGCTATCCATTTGTTAGCATTTCCCGGTCCATAGTTATAGGCAACAAGCGTAGCCTCAAGATCACCACCATAGTTTTTAAGCAATGCCATAGCATAGTCTTTACCAACTCTGGTATACTCTTCTTCGCTTTCATCACGAGCAGGTTTAACTCTGTATCCCGGTTGCCGTGCCGTTGCTGGCATAACCTGCATACGGCCTCTGGCACCTTTAGGACTAACAGCATCTCTGCGTCCACCGCTTTCAACCTGTTCAATAGCTTTTAAGAGTTGTTCTCTTGCAACCATAATTAGTCTTCTACTTTAAAAGCTTTGCCCTGTTCGTAGTCTTCGTCAACTACAACATCCTTCGGCGGTCCCATTACCTGTGGGCCTTTACGTGCAGCACCATAGCCTTGTCCAGTAGGACGGCCTACAATCTTATTAATATCATAAGGACGATTAATTAGTGTCGTTCGCATTTGCGGTCGGTCAGACATTTACTTTCTCCTTTTGCTTTTCTTACGTTGTGCCTCGCTAAGTGCGATGGCAACTGCTTGTTTCTTACTCTTAACTTTTCTACCGGAACTACTTTTAAGTTTGCCCCGCTTATACTCGCCCATTACTTTCTTAACTTTACCGGGACGAGTAATTTGTTTTCCTATAGAGGAACGGTTAGTCATAACATGCGGCTACGATAGAGTTACCATCGTTACCAGAAACAACCTTGCCACCCATCTTACGTTTGTAAACTTTACCGCCGTCCATCTTTTTCTTTACAGGTTTCTTAGACTGAGCTTTTGCTGAGTATTCTGCGGGAACACTGGTACGATCTTCGCCCATTGATTTACTAACTTTACCGCCTTTAGCCATCTTACCTACACCATCAGCAGCATAGAACGGAACTTTCTTACCCTTCTTTTCTACCATCTTTAGTGAACCGCCACCTTTTTTATATTTTATTTTTGTACGGCCACCCGGTCCACCTCTAGATTTCATATCTTTAATAGAGGCTTTGAGAGCGTCCATCTTTGTTTTATTATCATCAAGATATGAAATTTTATTCATTCGATCTTTCATGCCATCAGCTTTGGCTCTCATATCAGCAAGCTGTTTTTCTTTACGAGCCAATGCTTTATCAAAGTTATTTGCTTTTTTAGCTGCAACTTTGTACTCCGGTATACCTGCATCTGCTTGTTCAGCACCCTTACCTACTGATCCTGCGGCTGGCTGATTTAAATCGGATGCTACTTTTGCTTCTGCTTTTCTTTTTGCTTTAGCAGCAGGAGTATTTTGTTTCTTTGCCGCTACTTTTCTTCCTTTAGGCGAAGCAACTTCCTTCATAACAGGAACATTGCTTTCTTTAGGCATTAAAGCCTTAACTAATTTTCTTCCCATTGCCATTTGTATTCTCCTTATGATCCTGCTTGTGTAATTGTATTAGGACCGCCAGCAGGAGAAGCTGCAACTTCCATGTCGTCCTGTCTAGTTCTGCGAGCCTGATTACGAAGGGTTTGAATTGCGTTTTGATATTCTGCTTGCCATACCTGAAGAGTTTCCCAATCCTTCATGTACATGGTAGCTTCTATGAGACAACCATAAAATAAGGCATCGTAACAGTATTCACTGAAGTAGTTACTGGTTGTAACACTTGTGCCTGTTGCCGATGCCAATGCAAGCGGTTGTGATGCCGTCTGTATTTCAACAGTGGTTGCTGAAACTGGTGTGGGTACTATCTTAATACTTGAGTTAGTACGCCGTGAATAATATCTGGGGGTGCCTGTGGATGCACTTACAGGCCAGTAATCATTTGCATACTCAACAGTTCGTTGCAGCAAATTAGTTACAGTAGTTCCTGTACTTACAGTATAGTTTACGTTACGAACAATACGTACACGATCATTCAGCGGAACAGCACCTGCATTCCCTGATGAAACTGAAACGGTTGTAAATTCATCCAAACCAATATCATCAATATCTTTTGTGATACGAAGTTCTGCTTTGGTAATGAAAAAGGGAATTTGCGTTGCAAACTCCGTTGAGTCGTTCTCAGTCGTATTAATTAAATCTGATTTTAAATATGCGTAGTCAGGCATGACTAGCCAAGCATAGCAGTTAGAACGCAACCATCAGTGGGACCAGAAATACTGACCACACCGTAAACTGCAACACCCATGTCTCCGATATAAATATCCGAAGCTTCGTTGGCTGCTACCTGAAACTTAATAGCTGTACCTTTAGCAGTCTTATTTGTAATCTGACGTTGACCTTTAATCGAATAGGAACCAGCCGCTGTTGCCAATGCATGAATAGCTACAATGCGTGTCGTGCTTGGAAGGTTACTATCAGCAGTACCATTGCTTCCAACAGTTGTGTCAGTATCTACATATTTAAGAACAGCATCTCCAGTTGCTATTGCAACTTTAATGTTTGAAGCCATAATCTCTCCTTTAGGTAAAGTAGCAGGAGAGTGGCATTACACCACTCCCCCACACTTTATTAACCGGCACTACCGAAGTAGCCACGCCAATCCGAAACACCGAAGCTATAACGCTCCCGTGCCTTGAACCGAAGATTACCCGTATCAAAATCCGGCTCCATCTTCGTCTGAAGCGGCGAACGGACGAACATCTTCGCACCATTCGGAACATCAGTCTTGATGAAGTACGAATCAACGTCGGTGAAACGACGATTGATAAAGTAACCTTCAGGAATCATGCCCATGTGACGGGTGGCATTGATGGCGTTCGTATTCGGATTCGCACCGCCAGCACTCGTCTGAGTGTTACCCGGCGATGAAAGAATACGATCCGCAATCGCCCACGAATCAACAGGGACATGCAGAGAAATAGCACTGGCACCAATCAGAATACCACGATCATCTTTGATCTTCTGAATGCTGGTAAGCGCAGTTTCAAGAGTTGCTTCCGTAAGGTCAGCAGCCGCCAGAAGGTTGGACTGATTACCATCGGAAATAGTCGGATGAGCAGCCGAGAAGAACGCAGCACCATCACCAATGGTATCAGTGAAACCATTCGTGAAAATGTTAGCGGCTTTTACCTGCTTGGTGTTTGCCATCGCACGGGCAAGACCTCTGGCACGAAGCTTCGCAAACGTGTCATACAGGTTATCTTCCATAGCTTCTTCAGTGACAGCAAAGGCAAGCGCAACGGTTTCCGCCGTATAACGGGCCGTGTAGCTTTCCTGTGCATCGTCATAAGAAACCGCAGCACCCTCGCCTTTGGTCGGCGCAGTGCCAAAGCCAGTGAAGAGGACTTCTTCTTCAAAAGCTCTGTCCGAGTTTTCAATATCATAAAGAGGTTCATGTTCATTGTTAACCTCTCCATACTCCATTCCAAATACGGCGTTAAGACCGGGAAGGAGTTCTTTGCTAATACTAGCTCTATTAATAGCCATAATAAATCCTCCCTATTAAGCCGTAGATGCCGTGGCCGTTACGAAACGATCACGGTGATGGTTAAGCCATACTTCCACAATCGGATAAGCATCAGAATCTTTTTCATCTGGATACTGAGCTTTACCAATAACACGTACAGCAGCAGCAGCTTCCGTACCGGACGCACCATCAAGGTAGTAACTGGACTGACCCGTTCTGGTATTACCGGAAGAAGCTGTAGAGCTTACGGTTACATTGTAGTTTTTGACAATAGCCAACTCTCCCGCCGAAAGCGACAGAGAAGCCTGAATGTAATACGTCTGATCGGGATCAGTGATTACAAAGAATTTAATGTCCGTGGCTGACACTCCACCCGGCCAATACCGGGAGAATTTCTGCTCTCCATTTTCGACATACTGACAACCCATGAACACACCAGAGGGCTTGAGCGTTGCAGCGATATACGGAGAAATCGTTGCAAAGTTCGCACCGGGAAGCACAACCGGATCGCCGGTAAAGATGCTATTGGTGGGCGACTGAGCCTGACCCGTTGAGGTCAGAGTAATCATGTCGGTGACGGCTTCGTTATTGTAGCCACCACTTTTCTTACGAGCAGGAATGAAACCACGAAATGCTTTAGTAGTAGACATGTTTCATCTCCTTAGTTGTAGGGAAGTTAGTTCTGAAAAGAAGGTTGTCTTCCCCGTGTTGTAACTGAACGGCTAGAGTTTGTAATAGGCATACGAGAGTCAGAGTTTTTCATCAACTGGGCATTCACAGCATCCATTTGATCATTAGCTTTGTTCTCATAAAACCTTCTCTTAGCCTTAACTTTACCGGCTGGCATTTTGGCTAACGCCAAATCCCCACGACAGACTGCACCTTGATACCGGCCTTCATCTCTCACGGCAGATGAAATTGCAAGTTCGGGAACTTCATCGGGGGTAACAAGTACCCATCCTTCTTGAAGTCTTTTCCCAACATTGAGTACATCATCGGCACCTCTGACAGATATACGTATCCACCGATAAGCCATTCCTTCGGAATCAAACCGGGCTTTCACCGAGTCAGGTATTTCCAAAGCATTAGGCTCTTCAAAGGTCCACTGATCTTCTCTCATGTTGTTCTCACGAACATCGCTACTACGTGATTCATTTCGTGTATTCATTTTATCCTCCACGTTCTAATTAATATCAGTATATTCGCCATCAGCCGAAGTTACCTTCAACTTTTCAGCGGCATACTTTTCAAGTGGGATACCCCATTTGTTAGCAAGATTTACATCTTCTTTCGAAAGCTTAATCTTCCTACCAGAGTTCGGAGACGAGCGTGAAGCCCCCGATACCACTTGAGCAGGTTTGTTCGTGTTTTCCTGCACACGTTCCTGAACTTCTCCAAACTTGTGTGGAAAAGCTTCTTGAATCCTGTTGTTAACTTCGTCATAAAAGTCTTCATCGTCTGGATCATATCCTTGCTCCTTTAGATCAGCATCGATTGCCAAAGCAGCGGCAGTCATAACATTATCCTTACCAAACCACTCATTGTTACCTGCCCACTCTTCTGCACGTCTATCCCTACGTCTTGGTGCGGGGGCCGGTGCTTCTTGCCGAACAGGCTCAGAATATTCTTCAGAGTAACGAGACTTTACTGAAGTTACGTTCTTTAAATCTGCTTGGGCCTCATTAAGCATTTCCTGTGCTTGAAGTACCCGTTCCTTGTTACCTTCTTCAAAGGCTTCTAGATAAGCCTGACGAGCTAAATCAATCTTATCTGTTAGCTGCTTTTCAGATGCTTCAAGACTATTTTTACTAACATTAAAAACTTCTTCTTCTTTTTGCTTTAGTGTTTCAGAAAGTTTTCTATTAGTTTCTAATAGTTTTTCAACTTCTTCTTCACGTTCTTTACGTTGACGAATAAGCTGGCGTATTCTTTTCTCTGCACCTTTGGTTTCAATACCTTCCAGTTCAGGAGTTTTTTCTTTAACTTCTTCTTTAACTTCTTCTTTAGCTTCCAGTACAGGCTGTTCCTCTACAACTTCTTCAGGTACATCCTGTTCAATTTCAATCTCAATTTTATCTTCTGCTGAAACTTCAATATCGTTCCAGTTATCTTCTGTAGACATTTTATTCTCCGTTGCTAACGATACAAACGATTTACGTTATTAATATTATACCACACTATACTACTTTTCCCAAATCATCCAGACCCCTTTCCTAGATTAAATGTTGGATCAAGGTCTTTTGGGTCTTCTACTTTCATAATAACCTGATCATCAAACAAAAGAATAAGCCTAACTCCTTTGTAAAACAACTTGGTTCCTGCATGTTTACCATAGCATACATAGTCGCCTACGTTACACCAAGCGCCAGCAGGGAACTTATCCTTATCCATATAGGCCAAGTCTCCCATTGAGAGAACCTGTGCCACTGTGGTTAGATAAGCCATATCATCTTTGGTAGAATCAGGCAGTAGGATACCACCCTTGGTTACGCTTTTTACCGAGACAGGGCGAACCAAAACATGAAAGCCCGGTATCTTCGGCAATGGTGAAGGATCAGGAGCTTCGTCTACATCAGTAATCCAAAGATCATTTTTGATCGCACCACCCATACTCACTTGTTGCATCTCTTTAGTCATCCTCCATATACATACGTTTTTTAACTATGTCTGTTAAGTTATCTCTGGCCCACTCAAGACTTGATATGGACCCTACTATTTGTCGGTAATGCGAGTAGTCTTCCGCAGAACCATTTGATAATGTAAGTCTTAGGTTATTAATTTCTTCATTAAAACCATTAACTACTTCATCCCAAATATTCATCTACTTCTTTTTAGAACCCTTCTTGCTATCAGACGACTTCCAAGAGAAGTCATCCCATTCGTTAAGCGCACTGCGGATATTGCGACCGCCTGTAATATCCTGTGCATATGCATCGCCAAAACTTTTACCAGTATCCTTTACGTGTTCAGGATACCCCTTACCTTTAGTCATCATAATTATTCTCCCTTTGCATTACTGCTAATTGTGTTAAAGCCTCAAGAGCTTTATCTTCCATATCTTTATCATCTTTCATTCTTGCCTCTAACATATCTTTAATTGTCTGGGCAACTTCTCTTTCATTTGCTGCTGTTACTTTAAAATCTTCAAGATCAAGCTTGCCTTCAATGTCTAGTTCTTTAAGACGCTCTTTAGCTTCACGATCAAGTTCTGATTTTTCTTCCTTCATGCTGTTAGCAGCATTAGTCTTGAGAAGATCAATGATCTGATCAGCTTCTTCAAGTTTAAGTTTCTTGGTCTTGAGTTCCATCTCTGCTGCCTGAACCATAGTATCAGACTGTAGTTTCTGTTTCTCAAGTTCAACCTTGGCCTGTTCCAGAGATACAAGCTGTTGTTCAGGAGACTGCGCCTGACCCATTGCCTGATTAGCGTTAAGAATCTGCTGTGCTGCCTGTGCCATGACCATCTCAACAACAGCAGGGTTCTGCGCTTCTTCAGGGCTAACTCCCTGCATCATCTGGTCAGTCATACCATTCATCTGTTCCTGATACTTCATAATAGAATGTTCTTGAATGTTAGCCTGAAGTATTGGAGCAATGCGCTGCATGATTGGATTCTTACCATTCATGGGGTCTTCAAGATATGCCATCTTAATCTGGATATGTGCATCATGGTTCTGGCCGGGAAATGCAGCAATAGGCACACCCTTAGTAGCAGCCATAATATCTGATACAGGATCAAGCGGTTTAGGTTCAATCTTGGGTGGGAGTATCTGATCAACATTAGGCATGTTGGCAGCATTAAGGATTGTCCTGTTAAGTTCTTCCAGATTAAACATACCGGGAGGAGACTGCTGCGCCATCTGTAGTGCCATGTTTGCCATCATCATCCGGTGTGCATTGGATGGAATGTTAGGATCAGATACTGGGATAATATCTACACGACCGTCAAAGTCCTGTTTAAAAATACTACGATCTTCATATGGAACATCATAAGGATATTCTTCTGGAAGATATTCATAGTCAATACGAGCAAGGATTCTAAACTCATCCTTCTGAGACTTGTGAAGCCGTTTATGTATTGCTGAGAAAAACTTGCTGCTTGCTTCCAGCAAAGCCATAGTAGTTCCAACGGGTCCATAAGAGGCAGCATCGGAGATAACCTGCTCCGTGCTGTCCGCAAACTTCTGTCCAGCAGTAGCTACGAAATTCAACATCTGGAATAGAGTAGAGGAAGGCTCTTTATAGGGGAGGGGAACAATAGCCTTTGATAAGTCTATACCAGTTGCTTCAACCTCTTTGAACTCGCCGGGAGCAATAGGTTCGTTGTCACCAACCATCCTTACTCCTTT